GCCATTTGGCCGCCCTCATACTCCCACAGCATGCGACCCAGCTGCTGGTCTGCCTCTTTCAGCATCCCGGCGGACTCTGCGCGGGCATAGATGGAAACGCCCAACGGTGAATTGACGTCAACAATGTTCGCTTGCGGCATTTTGAAGTAGGCGAACAACGGCTCGTCAACGCCCTCCATGGTGACATCCGGCTCGATGTCTGCCCACTCGGGCACATCCGTCAGCGCAATCGGCGTACCGATGTCGGCGCGGGCGTCCTGACCGACGCTTCGATAGGCCCGATTGGTCACCTGATACTTGCCGTTGCCCAGCATGTCGTGTCGCTCCAGGCGGATGAACAGATCTGTGCCGACCTTCTTCTTCTCCACGAACACCGCGCTGGTGATCTTGCCGCGGGCATTGTATGCCGCCGGATAGAAGTTGTCAGCATTGATGAAGTCGATGGCCACAGCACCATCAGACACATAGGGCCGGAACACCAGGCCGCCGAATGCGCAGGCGTATTCCACCTGCGCTTCGAGCTGGTCGCGCAGCGGCTGCAGGCATTCCGAAATGAAAAGCGCCCTCGGATTGAGCGGCGCTTC